CAGAATGCGATGCGGGCCCAGCAGGGAGTCATAGCTCATGGGCACGTCTTTAAGCGTTAGCGGGTCGGTCGCGCTGCGGTTTTCATACAGGTGGCTGACATGCAGCAGCAGCGCCGCCTTGATTGCCGGGCGGATCACCATGTCGTCTTCCGTTGCCGTGGGTGGCACGGCCGCCAGCGCGGCGGTCAGCGCCGCCTGATCGGCAAAAAAGCGCCGGCCGGTGTAGGTGCTGGCGTGATCTTCCGCTGCATCAATAAACGCCTGCAGCAGCAGGTCATCATCCATGAACTCCAGCTCAATCCGGCACTGCCGCTTCGCTTCGTCCAGGGTGATCAGGCTCATTTTTTGCCCTTTTGTTTAGCAGCAACGAGCGTTGGCGCTGCCGGATCCTGTTCGATGGTGGTGACATCGATCGAGTCGGCATCGTCAGCGGCGGCGGTTGTGATTTCGGACTCGCCAGAGATCTCTTCCTCGACAACTGCGCCAATGTTTATGCCGTGGGCCAGTGCAACGGGCGGCAGCTGGTCAACTGTGCCGGGCTGGTACTCGATCACTTCGTGGCCGTTTTCGCTAGCGCTGAAAGGCTTGGTGATGATGAACATCGCGTTATCTCCAGAAAAGGCCCCGGCTTGTAGCCGGGGCCGTCAGGTTTAGGCCTTCACCTTGAACAGCTTGATGGCCTGGCTGTCCACCAGCATGCCGCCAACGCGTTTGGTGGTGTAGAAGCCCACGTTCGGCTTGTTGGTGAACGGGTCACGCAGCACGCGGGTGCCAACGCGATCCACGATGTAGTAAGCGCGCTGCCAGTCACCGAAGGCGATCGGCAGGCTGCCGGCGGCGATGTCGGGCATGTCGTCGTTCACTTCGTAGCCGTAGCCAGCGAGGGTCATCATCTGGGAGGTACCGAGGCCCGGATTCCAGATGTAGTTGCCGTCGCCGTCTTTCAGCACCATCAGTGTGCCGAGGGTATTGCGGTTGAACTGCCACTTACTGTTCGGCAGATAACCGGGGCGCAGATGGGTGGCAAACCGGCGAAGCTCATCGGCGCCAACGAGGCCGCTGGCGGCGCCTTCGATATGCTGCAGAGTGCCGAAGGCGCGAGTGGCGTCGCTGGTCGCTGCGGTGGCATAGGCCAAAAAGCCCTTGGGCTTGTTGGTGCCGTTGCCGTTGACGAACGCCGCGTTCTCCTTTTCGGCGAACTCAATGGCCAGCTCTTCCTGCAGCCATTCCTCCATGTCGAACATGGAATCATCCAGGACTTTCTGGGTGGCCTGCGGGTTGGCATAAAGCTCACCCATGAACGGGATCAGCTGGGCCAGCTGCGGGGTGTTGGTTACCGGGCGCGCGTCGGCTTCACCGACCCAGCCGCTGGCGGCACCATGAACGTTCACCAGCTTGCGGTAATCCTCGGTGCTGACCGTGATCACGCGGGCAAGGCGGCGCATCGGGACGTCGTTGCGGAGCAGGCTGGCGACTTCAGTTTCCAGCTCACCAGGCACGGCATAGCCGCCGTCAGGATCGCTGCCAACGCTCAGCGCCTTGGCTTGGAGTTCGGACAGGCCGTCATCCTTGCCCTTGCGCAGGTAATCGACAAACGCCTTACGGTGGTCGCTCTTCTGGCCACCGGTAACGCCGGGGCGAGCGCCGCGGGTCTCGATGGTTTCGAGGCGGCGCTTGATCTCGGCCATTTCAACCAGATCTGCCGACAGCTTTTCCACCTTGCCGGCAAGCGCGCCCTTTTCCTGCTCAACGGCTTCGAGGCGCTTTTCGTTGGCGGCTTTAAACTGATTGAACTTCTCGCCGAGCTCGTCGGCTAATTCTTTGATTTCTTCGAGTGCCATGGCGGCAGGCTCCTTAATTAGGGATGATGGACTTCAGGTACTGCAGCGCAGTGCTCTCATCCGCATCGCGCGGGCGAATCGCCTTGTAGCCGTCAGCCATGAAGGCTTTGGCTTGCTGCCGGCTGAACCCAACGTCACGCAGGGCCCGCTCAATCAAACTCGGCGCCGGGTTTCCACCGGTCGCCAGCGCGTTTTTCACGTTGGAAATTCGCGCCTCGTCGTTCGCCGGGAAGGTCACTAGCGACACCTCCCAGAGGTCGATCTGTTTCAGCAGAAAGGCTTCCTTCTGCTTGTCGTATTCGTAGTCGTCGAGGATGAAGCCGATGGAAAGGCCGGTCAGGCTGCCGGCTTTCATGTGGGCATGGGCGCGCTTTGCCAGTGGGTCCGCATCAATCAGCAGCCGCCCCTCGACGTAGAGGCCTGTTTCGTCCTCACTCATCTTGGTGTAGATGCCGATCGGCTCAGCCATATCGTGCTGCCATAGCAGCGCAGGCAGCCGGCCACGGTCCTTCCAGCGCGCCAGGCTTGCGGCAAATGCGCCAGGAACAACGATGTCGCTGTAGCTGTCTTTGACGCCGAACACCGAGCCATAGCCGGTGAACTCGCCACTGTCGCTGACGCTCTTGATGACGAGCGGGACGTCAAACCGCTGCTTCGTTTGCGTTACGCTCACGCTCACTCTCCGTAACCATGTTCATGGGGGTCAGGTAGATATCGCCACCGTCACGAGGGTTCATGTCCTCGAGGTCGCGGATCTCATTCGGGCTCATAGCTCCGTTCTGCAGCTGCTTGCTGTAGAACTCGGCCCGCGCCTTCATGTCGCCTCGCAGCAGGGCGTTGGCGTTGAATTTGAAATAGCGGCTCATGTCATCCTTGAGCAGTGACTTGGCAAGCCGCTGCTCAATGCGCGTCAGGTACGGCATCAGGGTGTGCTGAACAAACTCCAGCGCCTGATGCTCGATGTTGCTGAACGTCGCCTTTTCAAGGTCTGCCACCATGTGCGGCGGCACTCGGAAAATGGCGCAGATGTCGCCACGCTGAAACTTGCGGGTTTCCAGGAACTGGGCGTCAGCGGCGGTCATGGTGGTCTGGAACCACTCAAGTCCACCCTCAAGAATCAATCCCCGGTGGGCGCCTTCGCCGGTCATGCTGTCCAGCGCATCGCGAAGGCGGTTGTACTGGTCGTCATTCAACTTGGCGGCGGTCTTGTAGCCGCCGCTGGCCTGCGCCGAATTGGCAAAAAACTTGCCGCCATGACGCTCTGCCGCCTTGGCAAGCGCCACACTATTGCGCGCCCAGGCGATCGGGCTTAGCCCGTTAATACCGTCATTGCTGAACAGCCGGATATGAAGGATCTCGTCCTGCCCGAGAACGGCCACCGTTCCGTTTTTGAATGTCACCTTGTAGGTGACTGTCCAGTCGTCGGCGATCTTCGGCTCAACTGCAGCCGGGTTCAGCGGCAGCAGCTCACGGACTTGACCGCCAACCCGGCTGATGTAGCTGTAGTGGTTGCCGCGCAATGCGAGGTGCGTGATAACGCACTCCTTCCACTCCTGTGCGGTCATAAAGTCGTTCGGACCGCGCACCATCAGCTGCTGGATTCTGTTGCCGGTGTCTTTGTCGCGGTTGCGTCCGCGCTCAACCATTAGGTTCAGTGGCAACATCCCAACCGATTCGGCCAGCACCCTGACGCAGGCAAACACGGTGGCAATCTGCATCGCATTGGCCGGGGTGACCGTGATGCCTGAGTCAGTCGCCCACGAAAGCGCAGACAGCAGCGACTGGATCTTGTCTGGCGTGTCGGCAATTTCGGTGTTCTTGCGGCGGAACCAGTTGAGCATCACAGCATCCGTATCGATGGGGTTACGGCCTCTTCGCCCAGCTGGGCGCGGACCAGTGCGGTGATCAGGGCTACAGGCCCGTCGATCTTCAGCTCGCTGCGCTCCTTGCGCGGAAATACGTTGTCTTTGGCATCCACCTTGGCGGTGACATTGCCCATCATCCAGGTCATTACCGGGTTGCCGTCATGGCGCAGGCGGTCAGCCAAGATCGCCGCATTCAGCTCCTTCATAGCCGGGCTGAGGTTGCCAACCGTCTGCTGGATTTTCACCGGCAGCATGCCGGCGTCCTCAAGGTCGCGGGCCACTTGGTGGGCACCCCACGGATCGTGCGGCACCTCCTGCACCTGCAGCTGGGTGGCCACTTCTTGGCACCAGGCAATCATGTCGCGGTAATCAATCTCGCGGCCGGCGCAGGTCTGCAAATGGCCATCAGCGGCCCATCGCTGGTACTTGCTCATCAGCTCGCGCGGGCCATCCCACAGCAGCTCATCAGGGATCCAGAATCGGCTGATCACCTGGTAGCTGATGCGTCCACTATCCCGGCAGGGCACCACCACAATCGCGGCGGTGATGTCCGTGGTGCTGGCCATATCGAGGCCGATATAGCAGGGCTGCCCCTCAACTTCGGCCAGCGTCAGGCCTGAATCCTCCAGCGCTCGCCAGCTCTCCATGTTGAAGTACCCAGACCGGGCGCTAACCCAGACGTTCAGGTGCTTCGTCTTGAAAGTGTTGGCAAAGCCGGCGTCTTTGATCGCCCGGCGCTGCTGCGCCAGCAGGTAGTCTTCGTAAACGCTCACCCCCATGTTGGGGTTGGCTTTCTTCAGGGCCTCCGGGCTGGCCCAGTCATCCTCTGGGTCAATGGTGTGGATGACGCCGAATAGCTCGTCATCCGGCACCGTGCCGTCCAGCATCTCCATCACCTGACGGCGCAGCTGGTAGCAGGGGCCGTCGACATTGAAGCCAGCCGTGGTGATCACCACCACCATGCCCTGCTCCCGCGAGCCCATGCCGGTCAGCATGGTGTCAAACAGCTCTGGGCCGTCATGTTCGTGAAATTCATCAATCAGGGCGATGTGTGGGCTTTGGCCATCGCCGGGGTTGCCGATCAACGGCTCAAATCTGGCACCATCGGCAGGCCGGCAAAGGTTGCTGGCGTTAACCTCGATCCCGTACGCCTCGACCAGGTGAGGCGTTCTCATCGCCATCAGGCGGGCTGGCCTGAAAACCTCCCAGGCCTGCTTCTCAGTCGTCGCGCCGCTGTACACCTCGGCGCCAAACTCGGCATCAGCGCAGAACCCATAGAGCCCCACGCCGGCCAGCTTT